GACTATATGAAATTCTTTTTTAAAACAGAACAAGATGCATTAATGTGTAATCTATTACTAAGTGATAGACTATGATAAAATACCTAGTGGGATTTGCGGTAGGATTTCTGTTGTGGATATTGATACTCAGTCTAACACCGATGCCCGAATACAGAGTATACGACTGCGGTATGGCTGAATGGCATCCTGACATTCCCATGGAAGTAAGGAAGCAATGTCGAGAACTCAAGCAACAAGAATGGAAGAAAGAAAATGAAGGAAAAGTTCAAACAAACCTATATGAAAACCGCAAAGGTGTTCGCAGAACTTAGTCATGCTAAAAGACTTCACGTTGGTGCTATTGTGGTCAAGGATGATAGAATTATCTCTATTGGCTATAATGGTATGCCGGCAGGTTGGGATAACAACTGCGAAGATAGAATATATGATAGCGGTGCTGGCGGATGGCTTAGTCCGGAAGAATTTGATGCACTATATCCCTATACTGAATATAACGAAGATGCAGAAGAAGAATACAGATACGGACTAAAAACCAAACCAGAAGTACTTCATGCAGAATCAAATGCTATTGCAAAATTGGCAAAGTCTAATGACAGTGGGTTTGGGGCTGATATTTTTATTACTCACGCCCCTTGTATTGAATGTGCCAAACTTATATATCAGTCTGGCATTAATAGTGTTTACTATGGTGAAAACTATAGAGATGATGCGGGCATCGAGTTCCTCAAAAAATCAGGAGTTAACATTGAAAAATTGGACAGTTGAACTACAAGACGACCCCGAAACAGGTGACTTAATATTACCCTTCCCCGAAGATATGCTCAAAGAAACGGGCTGGAAAGAAGGTGATGAATTAATTTGGACTGATAATAAAAATGGTTCTTGGTCTTTAGCAAAAAAGAGTGTATAATAGTAATATGAATAATAAAGAAAAAGAAATTCTAGACATTACCGGAGAGGAATGTGCAGAAGTAATTGTTGCTATTAGTAAAATTAATCGTTTTGGTTTAGATAATTTTAAACCAGGTAAGCCACTTACTAATAGACAGCATTTAGCGGAAGAGCTAGGAGATTTACAGGCTATGATCAATCTTTGTATTGATCACAATCTAGTAGACAAAGAAGAAGTGATCATTGCCGCAGACAACAAGATTGCTAAACTAAAACAGTGGTCAAATATTTTTGAAGGTGAAATTAACGTATGAGCAAGATTAAAATTGCAGAGCTGTTTTACAGTATTCAAGGTGAAGGACGCTATATGGGTGTTCCTAGTGTGTTTCTACGTACATTTGGTTGTAACTTTAAATGTGCTGGCTTTGGTATGCCACGTGGTGAATTGAGTATGGAGGCTGCTGGTATTGCAGCTACACATTCATTAGTTACACCTTTTCAAAAGTATGAAGAACTTCCACTAGTTAGCACAGGTTGCGATTCTTATGCATCTTGGATGCCAGAGTTTAAAGATTTGTCGCCAATGCTTACTAGCGAAGCAATTACAGATCGCATTATGGAAATTATTCCGCATAACGAGTGGAAGGATGAACACTTGGTTATTACAGGTGGCGAACCTTTGCTGGGTTGGCAACGTGCTTATCCAGACTTGCTTAACAATTCTAAAATGAAGGCGTTGAAGGAAATTACATTTGAAACAAATGGTACTCAAAAACTTACTCCGGAATTTAAAGAATACTTGAGAAAGTGGAATAGCGAAGTGGGTAAAGAGCTTACATTTAGTGTAAGTGCTAAACTTCCTGCAAGTGGTGAGAATTGGTTTGAGGCTATTTGTCCAGAAGTTGTTTGTGAATACGAAGAAGTAGGTACAGCATATCTTAAATTTGTAGTAGCAACAGCAGAAGATATTATCGATGCAGAACACGCTGTTGAGGAATTTAAAGAAGCGGGATTTAAAGGGCACGTTTACTTAATGCCAGTGGGCGGAGTGGAAAGTGTATATACACTTAACGCAAAGAATGTAGCACTGGCGGCAATGAAGCGTGGCTGGCGCTATAGCGATAGACTACAAGTTCCATTATTTAAAAACGAGTGGGGTACATGATGCTAACAAAATTCTTTAAAAAAATAATGGGTATTGATAAACTAGAGCAACAACTTATCGATACCAAAACAGCAATAGATGAAGCTACAAAACTAGCTGATCAGAAGGCTGATGAAATTACCCTAGCCGAAAAGAAAGCAAATCTTGCTCTAGAGCAAGAAGAATCGGCCAAGTTAGCACCAAAAGATCGGGCTACCAGGCTCAAAGAACCATGGGTAGGTGTGTTAAATACCCACATAAACAAAGACAATATTAGGAATGGCTTTTTTGAGCTTGACTGGAACGATCATTTTGTGTTAAAATTAAAGCAAGAGGGCTATGGTTTCGACGGTGATAAAGACGAAGAAATTGTAGATCGTTGGTTCCGTGAACTATGTGCTAATGTAGTAGTTGACGGAGATTTCGGCGGCGCTGTGAACACTGGCGTTATTGATATCAATTCTGTTAGAAAAAAGAATCTATGACATATATTTTAGTTGATACTGCAAACACTTTCTTTCGTGCTAGGCATGTAATCAACGGTGATGCTGATATCAAATTAGGCATGGCCTTTCATATTACACTAAACAGTATTAAAAAGGCTTGGCAAGACTTTGGTGGGAGTCATGTGGTGTTTTGTTTAGAAGGTCGAAGCTGGCGTAAAGATCATTACAAGCCTTATAAGGCACAAAGAGCTGCTAGTCGTGCCGCACATACAGAGCGTGAAGCAGAAGAAGAAAAAGTATTTTGGGAAGCATTTGATACCTTTAAAGAATTTGTAACAGAAAAGACAAATTGCACAGTGCTACAACATTCACGCCTAGAAGCAGATGACTTAATTGCTGGTTGGATACAGACACATCCAAACGATGATCATGTTATTATTTCGACCGATACAGACTTTGTACAATTAATTGCACCTAATGTACGCCAATTCAATGGTGTTATGGAAACTACTATTACACACGAAGGTATTTTTGATGCAAAAGGTAAAAGAGTCATTGATAAAAAAACTCAAGAGCCAAAAGCCATTCCGGACCCCCAGTGGTTACTCTTTGAGAAGTGTATGCGAGGCGATACCTCGGACAATGTATTCTCTGCATATCCGGGAGTACGTGAAAAAGGCACAAAGAATAAGGTTGGTCTCCGTGAGGCCTACGGTGACCGAGACTCAAAAGGTTATGCGTGGAACAATCTCATGTTGCAACGTTGGTCCGACCACGAAGGTAAAGAACATCGTGTGTTAGATGATTATGAACGCAATCGTATTTTAATCGATCTCTCTGCACAGCCCGAAGAAATTAAAAACATTATCACAGAAACTATTTTAACAGCAACAACTGCTAATAAAAATATTAGTCAAGTTGGAATTAGATTAATGAAATTTTGTAATCTTTACGATCTTAAAAAAATTGCCGATCAGGCACAGGCCTATGCCGAGCCACTAAATGCGAGGTATTCAAATGAAATTAAAACTTTGTCCGTATGAAGATACTTGTGAATCAAAAACTAATGACTGCTGGGAGAACACTATGACAGACTTACACGCTAAACCGATTATAGAAAACAAATTCTGGATTGTTGAACGGGACGGTGAAAAATTTGCCACTCTAAGAAAAAACGAAGATGATAGATTTGTCATGAGTAACGAATTAGGTGTACAAATCTACGACACAAAAGAAAGTCTTACTAGACAATTTGGTAAAAATTTCTTTGTGGCTAAAATTATCAAAGAAGCCAACGATGCATTACCTAACGAAGTTCACGGTTATGCCACAAGTGCTGAGCCTCATAATGCAATGTATGATATAAAAAGAAAATTACCGTTGTTTACAAAGAGTGGCGATAGCAAGAGTTTGTACTGTGCAGGCTTTTATGTGATACGGTTCGATAAAGGATGGGTAAAAAGTTTTTGTCCTAAATTAATAACATTACAAAGGTATGAGTTTCAAGGTCCGTTTCAATCTGAAATTGAAATGAAACAGGTATTGGCTAATGTCTCAAAATAATATTCCAAATACGTTACCGGGTGTTGAAAAACTTATTCAACGCATAGCAGTTGCAGAGCGTGGTCAGCAAAAAGATATAAGATTAACAATTCAAGAAGCGAGAGAGCTTACTCAAGAATTAGCTGTGATGACTGCTAAATTAGGAAAAACTGTTCAGGAAATACACGCGATGCTGGTGGAAATACGTGAATCTACAACCAACATTAATGTTAAATTTGACGGTGGCAACTTTAGTTAGACATAAATATATACGTGCTTTATAATAACACGTATAGATATGAGTCGACCTAAACCCAAAGTTATTCTTGAATACACTGACAAGGAAACATACAAAGTTGAGCAAATTCTCAACAGTGATGCCATTTGGGCGGTGTTTTACAAAGACCAGCCTTTTAATTTAAAAAGTGGTAGTATGGTATCCAGTTATCCTGGACCCAAATACAAAAAAGTTAGTTTTAGTAATCCCGGACACGCAAGAAATTTAGCCAAGAAACTGAACAAGTTGTTTAAGACCACAGACTTTGCAGTGTTTAAATTAAATGCCGGAGAACGAGTAGGCTAAATGGATTTAAAGGATACCTATACTTCGGTATTCCTCAAAGCTGCTGGTCAATCTTTTGACGAGGATATCATAAAAAAATTTCGTAATACCTGGTGGCAAAATGTCAGAGGTAAAGACTGT